TGCTCAGTTTACAGAATATCCTGAAGGAGGATTCTATGATTGGCATATGGATTGTGATGTAAACATGGGCCATGAACCACCTGTTAGAAAAATATCAATGACATTATTATTAAATGATCCATCAGAGTTTGAAGGTGGGGATTTAGAGTTAATGGCTCCTGGTAAATATGCAGAATTAAAACAAGGGCATGCTATTTGTTTTGCATCGTTTTTAAATCATAGGGTTAACCCAGTTAAACGTGGAATGAGGCAATCTTTGGTTGTTTGGTTTGGAGGTAAACCATTTAGATGATTAAAGAAGGCTTTTTTCCAACTATTATATATGCTCAAGATTTTAAGTTAGATACAAATCAATTGGCACAACAGATTATACAATGGTCTAAGGAAGACAAAGGAGTTAAAAAAACAAATGTAAATGGGTGGCATAGTGAAACCAACATGCATGAAAAACCTGAATATAAACCTTTAGTTGATGAATTATTTAAAATGGTACATCAAGTATTTAACGAAGAATTTCTAGAAAGAGAACCTAGACTAGGAAACATGTGGGCTAATATAAATCAGCCAGGGGGATATAATAAACCTCATGTACATCCTAATGCTTTATTTAGTGGTGTATATTATGTAAAGACTCCACCTAATTGTGGGCGTTTAATATGTCAAGACCCTAGACCAGGTATTCAAACTTGTATGCCTACTAGAAAAAAAATAGAAATTCCTAAATATTTATGGAGAGACGTACATCTACAACCTCAAGAAAATAGAGCTGTAATATTTCCAGCATGGCTTTGGCATCAAGTTGAGCCTAATGAATCAAATGATATAAGAATATCAGTAAGTTTTAATTTTATACAAGATGGCTTTCAATAAATATCAAGTAATCAAAGGCGCTCTTAGCTACGAGTTAGCTAATTTTATATTTAACTATTTTCTACTTAAACGTGATGCAGTCGACTGGATGTATAAAAACAACATAACTTATGACACTGGTATGTTTGGCACATGGACCGATAAACAAGTTCCTAACACCTATTCCCATTATAGTGACCATGTTATGGAAACCCTACTAGTTAAAATGCTACCAGTCATGGCTAAAGAAACAGGCTTACAATTAGTACCTACTTATTCATATGCCCGATTATATAAAAACGGAGATATTTTAAAACGCCATAAAGACAGACCTTCTTGTGAAATATCCACTACCCTCAATCTAGGGGGTGATCCATGGCCTATATTTATCGACGGTACGGGGGCTGACACCGTCATAGACGAGTATAAAAACATACATAAACCCAATGCTCCTACTGGCACGAAAATTCTACTTGATGTCGGAGATATGTTAGTATATAGTGGATGTGAATTAGAGCATTGGAGAGAACCTTTTGAGGGTAATACTTGTGGTCAAGTGTTTCTTCATTATAACCATGTAAATGGTCCTTTTGCTGAAAAGAACAGGTTCGACAAAAGGCCAATGTTAGGTGTTCCACCAATAAGGAGCACATAATATAATGGAGTTATATGCTACAAAAAATAGAATTTGTACCTGGATTCAACAAACAGGTAACCCCTACAGGAGCAGAAGGCCAATGGACAGGTGGGGATTATGTACGATTTAGGTATGGAACACCTGAAAAAATAGGTGGGTGGAATCAATTAGGAGAAAATTACTTAACAGGATCTGCTAGAGCCCAACATCAATTTCTTAATAGTTCTGGTTTTAAATATTCAGCGATAGGAACAAATAGAATTTTATATGTATATACAGGAGGTGTCTTCTATGACATTCACCCTATTAAATCTACTACTACATTAACTAATGGTTCTCCTATAATAACAATTACATTTTCAGGAACACATAACATAAATGTTGGAGATATTGTTTATTTAGATAATTTTACAGCTATTACAAATTCTAATTATAGCTCTGCAAATTTTGATGATAGAAAATTTATGGTAACAACAGTACCTACAACTACTACAATTACCATTACAATGGATAGTAATGAAACAGGAAGTGGTGCTACTACTTCCGGGGGCATCAGAGTTCAACACTATTATCCTGTGGGACCAGCAACTCAGCTTCCGGGTTATGGTTGGAGTTTAGGACAATACGGAGGTACTGTTTCTGGAGAAGCAACTACAACTTTAAGTGCTGGTATTAATGCTGTAACTACAACTATAGCTTTAACGGATGCATCTCAATTTCCTTCATCAGGAACTAACTATGTTCAAATAGGAACTGAAGAAATTTCTTACACAGGTATATCTACCAATACTTTAACTGGTGTTACTAGAGGAGTTAGAAACACCACAGCTGCTAGTCATAGTGCTGGAGATACTGTAACAAATACATCAGATTATGTAGGATGGGGAGAAGCTGCTAGTGGAGATTATGTAATTGATCCTGGTTTATGGAGCTTAGATAGTTTTGGTAAAAAACTAATAGCTCTAATTCATAATGGTCCTATATTTGAATGGGATGCAGATGCAACAAATGCAACAACAACTAGAGCAACCATTATCAGTGGTGCACCAACCGCGTCCCGTGATATGATTGTATCTACTCCCGATAGACACTTAGTATGTTTTGGAACTGAAACAACTATTGGTACATCTACTACTCAAGACGATATGTTTATTAGATGGTCTAATAGAGAAGATATTAATACATGGTCTATAACAGCAACCAATACAGCTGGTTCACAAAGACTGGCTGACGGATCACGGATCATGGGAGCTGTTAGAGGTAGAGATGCAACTTATGTATGGACAGATACTGCTGCATTTACTATGAGATTTGTTGGAGTTCCATTTGTATTTGCCTTTTCACAAGTAGGAACTAACTGTGGTTTAATTGGAATGAACGCTGCAATCGAGGTAGATGGCGCGGCATATTGGATGTCTGAAAATGGTTTCTTTAAATATGCTGGTAAACTAGAGTCTATGAAATGTTTAGTTGAAGACTATGTTTATGATGATTTAAATACCACAGCCCAACAATTAATTAATTGTGGATTAAATAATCTATTTGGAGAAATATATTGGTTTTATCCAAGTAATAGTTCAGAAGTAGTTAATAGAATGGTTAGTTATAACTATTTAGATTCAGGTCCAGAAAGACAAATATGGGTTACGAGTAGTTTAAATAGAACCACATGGTCAGACTCTGCTGTATTTGGTAAACCTCATGGTACAAAATATACAGCAGGTAATGATGTATCTTTTGATGTCGTAGGAAATACAGAAGGTAGAACAGCATACTTTGAACACGAAACAGGAACAGATCAAGTAGAAGCTGGATCTGTTTCAGCTATCGCTGCCAGCGTTGAATCTGGGGATTATGATATAACAGTTACTAAAGAAGGAGGAGCTACGTTTCAGGGAGATGGAGAGTTTTTAATGAAAATTAGAAGATTCTTACCTGACTTTATATCTCAAACGGGAGATACACAAATTACATTAAACTTAAGGGACTACCCTAATAGTACACAGGCGAGTTCTCCATTAGGGCCCTTTACAATTAGCTCAAGTACTACTAAAATAGATACTCGTGCAAGAGCACGAGCAGTTTCTCTAAAGATTGCTAACACAGGTACATCACAAGACTGGAAGTTGGGTACTTTTAGAGTAGACATACAACCCGACGGAAGAAGATAATGCCCATAGGAAGAATGCAATTACCAAGAGAATTAAGATCAGATGGTGGAATAATGAGTATAGGTGATCAAGGAGGTATGAAAAATTATTTAGGAAATCAACCTATGATTAATGCTCCTAAATTTTGGAGATCAGGACCTGATGCACCTCCAACAGAATTAGCTTATATTACAGATGCTGAAAAAGATATGATTATAAAAGCGAATCTACATGGTTCGTTATCTCAAGGTCCTAATGAAGGTCCTTCAGGAATTATGTCTTTAGATTCACAAGGTGATTATACTAGAGATCGAAGTCCACAAGGACGAAGTAGACAAGGACAAGCTCAACACGACCAACACATGAGAGGTATTTTAACTGGTCAAAAAAATATTGGTCAAACTTCAGCGGTAAGTGACAGAGTAAGACAAGGAGCTGTGCCTGAATATGCGCAAGGTCCTGATGGTAAAATGAAATACATTGGTTCTGGTAGTAAATGGGTAGGAAAAAGTTTATTTAACCCTTCTGGATATAGAAATATTTATAATAAAAGAGGAGGTTTTTTTGGATTAGGAGGACAAAAGGACATTCAATTAGTAGGATCACCGGGAAGACAATATTATTCTTTTACAAACCCAAGAACAGGAGATGCTAAACCAGGAATAGGAGGAAGAATTTTAGGTGGACTGGCTAGTTTAATATCAAACGTTCCATTTGTAGGTGGTATGATTGGAAGTGTTATTGATAAGTATAGGCCTAAAAGTTATTGGGATAAATTACCTGACTCAGAAAAAAGAAGATTAAATACTTTAAATATAACTCCATACAATGAACAAAAAATTACATCCCCTAGTGTATCTATGGATAGTTTAGCTCTACAAAATTTTTATAAGTCTCCATTAACACAAGAATTAATGACAAAAAATTATAAACCTAATAAAGGATTAATATAATGGCCAAGATAGTACAGATTATAACTAGAGCTTCAGAACAATATGAAGCAGCCGTAGCTCACTCTTTAGTTAGGGATATTGATAGTGTAGTAGAGAAATTAAACACTACATTTCAAGAAGAATTAAAACAGGAAATAGAAGCTAGAAGTTTCTTTTTAGATTAATGGCAGTAGTAAACCAATATAAATTTGCAGGATTAAATGCTAACACGGATAACACAGAAAAAAATCCTTTTGGCACAGGTAATCCTTTAATTAATGAAACCTATCTTATTAAATCAATTATAGTTAAATCTGCAGGTACTCCTAGTCCAACAGTTACAAATGATAGTATTGTTGTTATACAATCAGCAGCATTAACAGCCAATCAAAGTAAAGAATTATTAACACAACCGTTGATAGTTGAGGGTGGAAAAACCCTTACAATTAAAGCAGGTAGTGGAGACGCTTTTACATTCGGTGTTAGCTATCTAAACATTAAGAAAGAGGTAATAACATAATGGATAATAAAGTAATGATAAATGGTAAAGAAATACCTGTAATACAAGCTAAAACAAAGACCATTATAAAGCATATAACAACTGGAGAAGTATATACCACTGAAGAGGAGTGGAAAAGTAAAGGAATAAGCCCTGAAGATATCAAGAGGGATGTAATAGTGGAGATACCAAAGCTTGATTTATTTGCAAAAACCAAGTAGATTAATGATTTAGGCAAAATTATGGCAATAGAAGATATAGATTTAATGACAGAAGAGGAAATGGATATTGGATCTGATCCAGAAATGCAAGATATCCTCAAGCAATTAGGTGCAGGAGAAGCTCAAGCTTTAATGCAACTAATTAAAGAATATAAAGAAATGGTAGCTAAAGGTTTTCAAGGAGAATTTGAAGACTTTGTAAAAATTAAAATGGCTACTGCTCAAGGAGAGGATGAATTTCAATCCGAAGATGAAATGATTATTGAACCTGATGAAATGATGGATATTCAAAAACAAATTGTACCAACAGAAATGGCTGCTAACGGCGGAAGAATTGGATATCGTAAAGGTGGCGGACCAGATTGGATTAATACACATGAACCAGGACCAATGGGTAATCCCGCAGTCATGGAAGAAGTAGAGGACATGAGAGAATTTATGATAGCAAATCCTGATATTGAAGATGTTGCAGATTACAAAGGTTATTATGAGAGATTAAAAAAGAAAAGAAAGAAAAAACAAGTAGGTGGAATTATGGATGTAGTAGAAGACGAAGAAGTTGTAGAAACTACACCAGGTCCAACTAGACAACAAATGATTATGGATTATTTAAGAGAGAGAGGTTTACCTATTACTCCAGAAAATATTCAAAAAGCTATTATAGAAATGATAACTGGAGGAATTCCTTATACTGAAGAAGCAGCATACGAGATGCCCCAAATGGATCAGCCATCTGTATTACCTAGAGGAATGATGATTGATGAATCAATGATGCAACAAACACCTAGTGGTATAGCATCTGTAAATGTTATGGAAGATATAGTACCAGAGCCAAGACCTTATTTATATGATGCACCTGTTAAGAAGGAACCATGGGATACA